GTGGCCTTGCCTCTGGTGCCGTGCGCCGGGAAAAGACACAGCGCATTGCCAGCAAGGCGATGCCAATCATTAGCGCGATGCGTGACGCTGGTGCGTCACTACGCGCTATCGCCGCCAGCCTTAACGACGCTGGCATCACAAGTACAATGGGCGGCCAGTGGTATGCGTCCAGTGTGCGCAACATAATGGGAGCAAACTAATGGGATTTGAAGATGACCCGCAGGCAAAGACTGCGGATTTGATTGGCAACGTCAAGAAGGCTGACCCGCTTACGTTTGAAAACAAGCTCGGCGGGTCGTCCGGGTTAAACTTTGGCGAACCGGCGCTGACCCGCAGCCAGAAAGAGTGGCGCAAGAAAAAGGAAAGTGTGCGCTTCGGCACGTTTAGCAGAAAGGGGCAAGCTAATGGTTAAAGATACAATCGGTATGCTGTTTGTAACAGCATTTGTAATCACGTTTTTTACTAACGCCGTCACCGACTGGAACTTCTGGTATTTGATGGCTCGTTTTGGGGGTGCAAACTAATGGAAATAATTAGGCGAAAAGACGCAATTGCAAAAGGGCTGGTGCGATACTTTACTGCAAAGCCTTGCAAGCGCGGTCATGTTGTTGAGCGGCACACAATTGATGGGCAATGTTTGGAGTGCAGCAAAACAAAAACTAAAAGAATGCGGGTAAAGCACAGAGATAAGCGCCTCGCATATGAAGCTGAATACAGAAAAAATAACCGTGATTTGATTTTACAGCGCAGCGCTAATTGGAGAAAAAACAATCCTGATGCAATCAAAGAATACTCAAAAAAATACTATTGGGAAAACTTGCAGGCCTGCACAGATCGAACCAATAAATGGAAGGAACAAAATTACGATTATGTTTTGCAGAGGCGTAAAGAGTATTATGAAAATAATTTGCAAAAATGCAGGGCATCATCGAAAAGATGGAAAGACAACAACAGGGAAAGGGTCAGCATTTATAATGCTATGAAACGCCCAGAGCGTGATAAGCGGCTTAAAGCGGCTACGCCGGAATGGGTCGATAGAAGCTCTATTGTTATTAAATACAAAGAGCGCGACTGTTTAAACCGAATGACCGGCTTGGTGCATCACGTTGATCATGTCGTGCCATTGAAAGGCAAAAACATTTGCGGCCTTCATGTGCCGTGGAACTTGCGAGTTATTCTTGCGAGAGACAATTTAGCAAAATACAACCGATGGGAGACAGTATAATGGTCGGAAAACTTACACCAGATAATCAGTTGAGCGTCAGCCGGTTGCCAGCATTGCTTAATGCATCACCGTGGCAAACGCAGAATGAACTGCTTGAGGAAATGATCAGCATTGATGAGGGCAACCCGCCAACGCGCATACCGCAAAACGAACCAATGGAACTGGGCGATTTCTTTGAGCCAATGATATTGCGTAAAGCTGCCGAGCGGCTGGGCTTAACCAATGTCGAGACTAACATCACCGTGCCATACCAACATGATTTCTTGCCGCTGGCGGCCAGCCTTGATGGCACTGGCGTTGGCAAAGGATCAGTCATAGCCAATTGGGATAAGGGTATTTATGTGCCTCAAGGCGGGGCAATTGACATTGAGGGCGTTGGTCTGATTGAAGCCAAACTAACGTCAGCCCGGCCAGAAGAGATCCCGGCGACACACCGTGGCAGATACCAGTTGCAAGGTCAGATGATGTGTACTGGCTACAAGTGGGGCTGCGTTGCCGTGCTGTATCAAAGCACAACGCTGCGCCTGTTTGTTTACCGCGCCGATGAGGCAATACAAAAGCGCATCCGCGAGGCGGTTATTGATTTTGAAAATCGCCGAAAAAATATGGACAAATACCCGGTCGTGTCACCGGCAGATGGGGTGGCGGCGTATGGCCGGGTCGATGCTGACGCGCCACCGCTAGAGCTAGAAGGCGACGACGCAATGTGGGTTGATCATTTGATGACGGCCAAGGCCAACAAGGCGATGGCCGAGCGTGAGATCGACATTGCCACCGCTGCCATAATGGACACGATGGGCAGTCACGACACAGCCTTTGCATCGGTTGGAAATCGCCGGGTGCAGGTCAAATGGCCGACCCGCAAAATGCGGGCGCAGCCTGAGAAGGTGACCCCGGCCAAGCCTGAGACTGTCATGCGGCAAAAAACATTAACGCTAAAGGAGATCGACTGATGCCACCAAAGCGCCAAGAAAGCTCGTGGAAGCCGGTTGTTGAGGCTGTGGCCGCTTATCACCGCCACAACGGCCACGGCCCGACAGTGGACGAAATAGCCTACGCAATAGGCCGATCAAGAACCGCCGTCAGGTTTCAGCTAGACAAGTTGATCGAGGATGGCATCATCACACACACGCCCGGCAAGATCAGGACGATCCGGCTGGCTGAATAGGGGGGCGAAAGCCCCTTTATTTTGTTAGGCCTTTCATCTTCTCAAAGCTACGCATCCCGCCAAGCCCCAACATACCCATCAGGACAGTAAGCAAGCTCGACATATCAAACTGAGGCAGGTCGGGCAAAGCCACACCGGCATAGGCACTAGCAAAGATAACGAAAGGCGCTAGGACAAAATGCCAGCACAGGGCAACGCCACACGTCCAGCCAACAAATGGACGCCACCCAGCCACGAAGATTGACCTGTGAGACGCCTCAGCCTTGTTTATCTCCAGTTGCCCCTTAGCCAGCTCTTGCGCGTGCCTGTCGGCCATTGTGGCCAGTTCATGCGCCAGCTTATTCTTTTGGTCTTTGTCTTCGATAAATTTGTCCAGCAATCCTGTCACTGGCGCGATCAATGCTTCAATCATTTTTTCACCGTCTCATGATTTAACCAAACTGCAAACATGCCACTGAAGCAACCGCATATCGTGCTAACAAATGCGGTTTGCTGTGTTGTCGCAGATGCTCCAAGATCGTACATAAACCAGCTTGCCGCTTCCCAAACCAGCAGGCTGCTTAGCAGCATCATTCCACGCGGCAATAATTTCCAGCGCAAAAAGCGCTCCATCGTTATTTCAGCCATCAGCCAGCGCCCTAAACCTTGCCGTGATTCGCTTTGCCCGATTGGGCGTCTGGTCGAACCAGCGCGAATCCTCAGCCTCGGCGGCTACGGTAAGCCACGCTTTTGGATCGTCCATAGCCTCAGCTACCGCAGCCCACATCTTGACGAACTTCGAGCAGCGTGGGTATCCAAGCTGGAATGTCATGTTGCAGAGGCATAGGGCTGCGTCTGGATAACGCAAGTCAAGCTCATTAAAGTCAACACCGACGTTGCTGCATAACCGGCCACAATCCTCAATCGTGACGGCAATGTCGAGATTAAAGCGCTGGCGCACCCGATCCTCAGACACAGGCGTTCCAACCGGCAGGCCGTATTCTGGATCATGTTCTTTTACCAGTCCTCCAATTCCAAATGTCGGCAATCCAAGATGATCTAAATAAATTATATGCTCGCCATCATCGTTTTTTACGACACCCTCTTCGGCAGCGATCTCTTCTCTAAGCGCGTCTTTGTTCATCGCCTCATCTCCAGAATCGTATCAATCGTTTTAGCCCACGAATCAGATTCTGCCTCAGCCGTGAAAACCGACTCACGCAGGCGCAGACTGTATTGCCGTACAGCCGTAATCGGCATGAACAGGCACCGCCGGGCATTGGGGGAAACAAGGCAGAGAACATCATAATCATCCTTCGTGGGTAGTTTTTTCTTTTTACTTCCGTGGCCCAGATTAAAATGGTGACGCGGAGATCGACCATCTTTATCGCCCAATAGACTCGCAGCCTTTGCCTGCACCCTGACCCAATTTTGACCATCCCAAGCCACCATATCTATTTTATCTTGCTGTGCCATTGAGACGCGCCACCCCTGTGCAAGGATAGCGGCTGCGGCCAGAAATTCGCCAATCAACCCGGTCGTTGTTTCGCTCATCTAAGCCCTATGGCTCCAGCACTTGACACCATCACCGCGATAAACAAACCTATCACAACAACCGTCAAAATCAAAATAGCCAGACCGATTTTCATGTTCTCAATAGCCTCATCGTGAGCGATGGCGGCTTGTTTAGCAGCGGCGAGGCGAGCCGCTTTCTGTTCGCGCAGAGCCTGATTGTGATGATTAATAATTTCTTGCCACGTTGATGGCTGATCGGCTGGCTTAGGCCAGCGCATGTTAATCATTTGGGCCACGGTCTGCATTTCCTCATTCAGGCGCTTCGCCTCCAATATAGCGTCAATGCTGCCCTTAAAGCTAACGTCACCGACCCCGGCTTGCTTGTTGCGTTCCTCGTTGAGCTTTTTCTGTGCTGAAAACAGTGTGCCTATTTGCTCCGACAAATCAGCCACCGACTGAACATCGTTAACTCTAGCCTTGATAAACGCTATGGCATTTGACGCGGCGCTAACGGCCATTAGGGCTGTACTGATAGGCTCCATTAGGACAGCATTCCTTTCCTGAGTGGCAGGCACTTGTAAGACTTGGCGAGAAAGTCGCCG